TATGCCCAAGACTTTTTCTGCTCAAGGCTTATCTCAGGATGAGTTGTATGGTATGAACTTGTTTCCTGCAGGTTGCGCTAAAATCGTAACCATTACTGAGGGCGAAGTAGACGCTCTGTCAGTGCAGGAGATGATGCAGGGTAGGTCGATACAGCCAGTAGTTTCTTTACCCTCTGCTACACCATCTAAGAGACTGTGGGAGAAGTGTAGAGATTGGTTAGATAGTTTCGAGAAGATCGTGTTGAGTGTAGACAACGATGCAGCAGGTAATGCCGTAGCGTCTAAGATATTCAACATGTTCCCTAATAAAACCTACAGGGTCAAACACGACGTTTACAAGGACGCAAACGACTTCCTTACTAACAACGCTAGCCGTGAGTTTAGTAATGCATGGTGGAACGCTAGAAAGTATACGCCAGAAAACATCCTAAACACTTCTGATCAGTTTGTAGACTTATTCAGAGAGTCTCCTGACTATAACTATGTACCTACAGGTATAGAGGCACTGGATGATAAGATCATGGGACTCATGCAGGGTCACTTTACTGTGATTAAAGCTCCGACTGGCATAGGTAAAACAGAAGTTATGCGTTACCTAGAGTACAACATGTTGCAAAGGAAAGTTCCTTTCGCATCATGGCATCTAGAAGAAACAAAGTTGCGCAGCGTCCTAGGTCTTGTATCTTACCACCAGAACCAGAACCTTACACGTAGGGACATCATAGATTCCTTAGATTTACAAGATGTAGTAGAGCAATCTATTAAGGAGATAACTAAGGACGAGCTGTTCTATCAGTTCTATATGCCTGACGGTAGTGACACAGATGATTTCATAGAGCAAATACGTTACTTAAGTCAGGGTTGTGAATGTAAGTATATATTCTTCGAGCCTATCCAGGATGTCGTCGTAGGGCAATCCGAAGAAAGTAAAGAGCAACAGCTTGCTGACTTGTCCGTGAGGTTATCTAAACTAGCTGCAGAGTTAAACGTAGGTATAGTTACCATTGCACATACTAATGAGAATGGTGATCCTAAGTACTGTAAGATGATAGGTCAACGTGCCTCCGTCATCATAGACTTGTACAGGGATAGGTCAGCAGAAGATGATCAAGAGCGTAACACTACACAACTTAGAGTTGAGAAGAACAGACCTTGCTCTGAAGAAGGTAATGCAGGTACTCTACTGTTTGACTCTATGAGCTTTACCCTACAGGAGACTCACTCGTGACACCAGTTGAAGAGAAACTACTTGGCGACGTGATGTTCTCATTTGAGGTATCACAGATATGTAAGGGTAAAAGACCACCCTTACCCAAAACACCTTTATTAACTATGGCAAGAACGCGTGAGGATGTTGTAGATACCTTAACTGCTATATACGAAATCTATGGCCTCGTTAATAGGGACTTGCTAAAAAATCTTGGTGATGCTAGTAGCATAATAGTAACTCGTTTTGATAATACATGGAAGATAGTAGGAGATAAAATTGAAAGTACTAGTAGCTTGTGAGTTCTCAGGTACTGTAAGGGATGCTTTTTTAAAGAAGGGTCACGATGCAGTATCTTGTGACATATTAGAAGGCGATGGTGATGGACCTCATTATCAAGGTGATATCAGGGACATACTACACAACGGTTGGGATTTAATTATAGCTCACCCACCCTGCACCTACCTAGCAAACAGTGGGGTATCTTGGTTACACAAAGATGAGAGTAGGTGGCCTAAGTTAGACGCGGCAGCAGACTTCTTTAACCTGTTCTTAGATCTACCTAATCAAAAGATATGTGTAGAAAATCCGATCATGCATAAATATGCTAAGGAGCGGATTGGTAATAGAAATCAAAGTCAAGTGATACAACCTTGGATGTTTGGTCACTTAGAGCAGAAAGCCACATGTCTTTGGTTAAGGGGTTTGCCATTGTTAAAAGAAACTAAGAATGTCAAAGAAGAGATGTTAGCCCTTACACCTGCAGAACGACAGAAGTTGCATTGGTTGCCACCTTCACCTACTCGTTGGAAACTGCGTAGTAAAACTTACCAAGGTATAGCAGATGCTATGGCAGACCAGTGGGGTTAGATATGTGGTTAGACGCTTTACTTATAATTTTTGTAGTATTAATACTTATTACAGTATGGAGAGATAATAATGATTGAAGCTATGTGTTTAGCACTAACGATATACTATGAAGCAAGGAGTGAACCAGTCACCGGTCAATACAAGGTAGCTGAAGTAGTTATGAACAGGGTTAAGTCTGATAGATATCCTGATACTATCTGTAAAGTTATGAAGCAAGACACTGGACCATTGAAAGACGACTGTCAGTTTTCGTTCTATTGTGATGGTAAGCCAGAGAGACCTGCTGAAGACATACCTTGGTTGTTTGCTCAGATCATAGCTTATGATGTGATAGAACATGGGGTACAAGATAATACAGGGGCAACCCACTACCATGCGACTTACTCAAAGCCGTATTGGAGAAATAAACTTAAATACCTATATCAGATAGGTAGACACAAATTTTACAAGGAAGTCAGATGATATTCGACATTGAGACTGATGGGCTAGACCCAACTTTTATACATGTTATGTCTTGGGAAGATGACAAGGACATACATAGCACGAGTGATTACGATGAGATGAGAGCTGTACTTATGTCAGCCGAAGAGCTATCGGGTCACAATATAATTAGATATGATTTACCTGCGTTAAATAAGATACTAGGTTTTACGTTAGCTAAACATCAGAGGGTGGTAGACACCTTACCTCTATCTTGGTACGTGAACTATGATCGTAGTAAACATGGTTTAGAAGGCTATGGTAATGATTACGGTGTACCAAAACCTAAGATAGATGACTGGGAAAACCTAACCTACGAGGACTATGCTCATAGGTGTGAAGAAGATGTAAAGATAAACATAAGGCTCTACAAAGAGCTGATGTATAAGCTAAAGAAACTTTATAAGGATGAAGAGTCTTTAGACAAGTGTATAAACTACCTGACCTTTAAGATGGATTGTGCGGCAGCACAAGAAAAACTTGGTTGGAAAATAGACTATGATAAGGCTAAGGGACATCTTGATGATCTTACTGCCTTAAAGGAAGAGAAGATAACAGAACTCACAAAAGCTATGCCAAAGAGAGTTATACACGCACAGCGACTTAGACCTAAGAATTGGACTAAGAAAGACGGTAGTTTGTCAGCACTAGCTGAGAAGTGGGTAGAACTTACAAAGAGTATGTATTTACCTAGCTCTACTAAAAAGCTTATGGTTGTGATTAGAAAAGAAGAGCCTAACCCTAACTCTATAACACAAGTTAAGTCTTGGTTATATGACATTGGTTGGCAACCCATGACATATGAGTATCATAAGAATAAAGAAACAGGAGAGGAGCGTTCAATTGAGCAAATACGTAAAGATGGAGAACTTTGTGAGTCAGTTAAGCAGTTGTCATACAGGAACCCAGAAGTTGAGTTACTGGAAGGTCTCACTATTATTAATCACCGTCTCGGTATATTTAAGTCTTTTGTGGATAGCACTAGGGACGGAGTAGTAAGGGCATCTATCGCAGGGTTTACGAACACTCTCAGGTTTCGTCATGCTCGACCTCTTGTTAACTTACCATCAGTAGATAAACCCTATGGTAAAGAAATACGTGGTTGTTTAGTAGCTCCCGAAGGTTACAGCCTATGCGGTGCAGACATGGTCTCTTTAGAAGATACTACTAAAAGACACTATATGAAAGACCACGATCCTAAGTATGTCAATCAGATGTCACAAGAGGGCTTTGATCCTCACTTAGACCTAGCTCGTCACGCAGGTAAGGTAACTCAGGATGATATAGATAAGCATAATTCTGGTGAGGTATCTCTTAAAGCGTTACGTAAGAGGTATAAGGTAGTTAATTACTCAGCAACTTATGGCGTAGGAGCTAACAAACTGGCTCGCACGATGGGTATACAACTTATAGAGGCCTCTAATATGTTAGATGCTTTTTGGGATCGTAACTGGTCAATACAGACAGTTGCAGACAATTGTAAAGTCCGTGAGGTAAACGGTGGTACGTGGCTCCTTAACCCTGTATCGGGCATCTACCACTCGCTTAGATATGATAAAGATAGATTTAGCACACTTAATCAAAGTACTGGTGTGTATTGTTTTGACACTTGGGTTGCAGGTTGTGCATCTCGTGGCATGAAGATCATCGGACAGTTTCACGATGAAGTAATAGCATTAGTTAAGGAAGGAGATAAGCAGGAAGCAGAATGTATTATGAATACGTCCATACAGAAAACCAACGAACGTGTTAATTTAAACGTAGAGTTGGGCATAGATTACAGTTTTGGTAATAATTATGCAGAAATACATTAGATCAGGGTTGACATTTAAATCCTGGACATTATATACTATATTCATCTCAAACAAAAGGATCTGAGAAATGACAAAGCGTAAAGCACAGACTATCATTATGGATGGTTATATTAAATGGGCAAGGTTACGAGCATCCGATATGGACACTAAGTTCGTACCAGAAGGACAGTACAACATGGAGTTCTACCCAGACACAGAGGACGACTTAGCTAAGATTACAGACGAAGCTAAGTTAAGAAAGAAAGACTTGAAGATAAAAGACCCCTCCGATGGAAATGGATTCGGCATAGGTAAGTGGGTAAAGGTATCACGTAACCACATTAATCGTACCGTCGAAGAGTTTGGTGGTCCTCCTACCATAGTTAAGATGGACGACGATGCACCTGCAGGGAGTTGGGACTTTGAGTCTGACGGTCTTATAGGTAACGGAACTAAGGTTCGTATCAAGATTGTATTCTATGGTGAGGGCAATCTGGCAGGGCATCGCTTAGAAAAGTTAGGTGTATTAGAACATGTACCTTACGAACAAACAGAGAGCATGGCCTCTGGTTTTTAATCTAGGGTCTCTTCGGAGACCCACCTTTACGGAGACAACTATGAGTCCAAAAGTAGAAATTAAGTTTACTGATTTAGATGAATACGACAATGAGCGTACTCTCACTTACACTCAAAACAACATCTATACGACAGAAGACTTAGAACATGCTTTCGTCAAAGCCGCTTTATCTTGGGGCTTTGACGATTATTTCTTTGGCTATAATGCTGATGTATTTAAAAAAGAGAGACACTAAGCAATGAGTAAGACACTTATAGATGGTGACATCATAGCATACAGATGTGCATTTGCTCATAAGGATGATCCCATTGAGACTGCACTTGAAGGTGTAGATGAGATTATGGAATACATCTTTAACGAGTGCTCTTTCTACAACCCTACAGGGGAATATGAAGTCTACATAACAGGTAAAAATAACTTCCGTAATAACATAGCTGTAACTCACAAGTATAAAGGTAATAGAAAAGACGCAGAAAAACCAGTTCACCTTGTAGGTATCAGAGAGTACCTTGTAAGGAAGTACATGGCTATCTGCTCGAAAGGAGAAGAGGCAGATGATCTTATAGGCATAGAAGCAACTAGGGTTGGACCTAAAGTTGTAATAGCGTCTGCAGACAAAGACATGCTGCAGCTAGCCGCTTACCACTTTAACTTTAACAAGAACGAGTGGAAAACGGTAGACGCTACTGAGGGCTTACAATTCTTCTATACTCAGATATTAACTGGGGATACTGCGGATAATATAAAGGGGCTGTATAGAGTTGGTCCTGTTAAAGCAGAGAAGATACTAAAGGGTATAACTGAAGAGCGTGAGCTGTGGAACACAGTAGTAAAAGCCTACGACAAAGATGTAGATAGGGTCTTGGAAAACGCTAGGCTTCTTTGGTTAAGAAGATACGAGGGAGAGATATGGGAACCACCGCATCAGCGAAAGCCAAAGGCCGCTTAGGTCAACAGGAGATAAGGGATAGGTTACTAAAGGCCTTCCCCGAACTTCATCCCGATGACATCAAGAGTCAAATCATGGGAGTCAACGGAGAGGATATAGTTTTATCGCCAAGAGCAAGAGAAGTGTTACCACTCTCTATAGAAATCAAAAGGCGTAAAGACTTTAAGACTTTGTATGGCTATATGAAACAGGCTGAACAAGACAAAATATTTGAACCTATAGTTTTTTTACGGGGAGACCGACAAGAGTGGTTGGCTATTTGTAACGCAGACTATTTTATGGAGTTACTAAAATGGAAGAGATGATAGTCCATTGGACAAAAGGTCCAGTAGAAGATTTCGGAGATTGTTTCGCAGTTAAGGCTACTTATCAAATGGGTGAGGGAGCTGAGATGGAAGAAGCATATCTGTGTCACCTAGAGGAAGAACCTCTCTTAGAAGTAAGCAATCACTTTAAGGTTTCTATAGAACCCTTCACAATAGTAAAGTCTTTGTAATGTCTTATTTAAACTCCCGACAAAAGACTGCTGTAGTCTTTTCCTGCGCTCATGCAGACCCCTCTGCCAGTAACGAGAGATTCTTATGGCTTGGGGAATTTATCTATGATGTAAATCCGACCTACGTTGTAGACCTAGGGGATGGCGCTGACATGCGATCCTTAAATAGTTATGACGGTCGACATCCTTTGGCTGTTGTAGCACAGAACTATCAAGATGATATTGAATCCTATAACGATGCTATGGAAAAGATTAGGCACAAGCCTAGTCAACGTAAGTATAAACGTGCTGCATGGTTTGGGTTTGAAGGTAACCATGAGAATAGAATAAAGAAAGCCATTGCTAGTGACCCTAGAGTAGAGGGTGATAAGTTTGGTATTTCTTTTAGCCACTTACAAACTGATGTTTGGTTTGATGAGTACCATGAGTATAAAAACTCAGCTCCGTCTCTAAAGACTTATGACGGAGTCCTTTATGCTCATTATGTTTCTAGTGGAAACTATGGTACAGCTATGTCTAACAAACACCACGGATACTCTCTAACAGAGAAGTTATCTTGTTCTGCAACGGTTGGACACAGCCATAAGTTTTCTTATTACCACAAACCAGAAGCCTTACCTAACCCTGTTAACGGATTAGTAGTAGGTTGTTACAAAGGTAAAGAAGAGGGTTGGGCAGGTCAAGCTAACAGGGAGTGGAGACACGGAGTAGCTGTAAAAAGATACTTAGATAATGGTAATTATGATCTTCAATGGGTCTCAATGTCATCGCTTGAAAAGGAGTATGCAAGGTGATTGACAAGACTTACGAGGAGGTGTTAGACATGATAGAAGCTTATGGATTCGAAAGAATCCTTGAGGATGGTGAAATGAATAAATCTGATGTCCTCTTAATTTTAGATGAACTTGGATTTATTGAATTGGAGATGTACGACGATGATTACAGCAGATGATATAGATGCTTTTATGAATCAATATGACGATGGGTTTAACGACTACCAAGTTAAGGCACGTAAGTTTGCTGTATACGACAGTAAGTTTAAGATCGTCTACCCTACACTAGGTTTAGCAGGTGAGGCAGGTGAAGTATCAGATAAGATTAAAAAGTGGTTAAGGGATGGTGTAGTAGATAAAGAAGAGTTAGCTAAAGAGTTAGGTGACGTACTTTGGTATGTTGCTATATTAGCAGATGACCTTGGATACGCTCTCTCTGACGTAGCGCAGATGAATATAGACAAACTAACAAAGAGGAAAAAGAACGGTAAGATACGAGGAAGTGGTGACAATAGATAATCACCTTATAATAACTATAAAAAGAAAGATAAAAGATGACTGAATTTGGACCAAAACTAGGTATCTCAGAAGAGATACATTCCATGAAGTACCGTGGGAAAAACGAAACATTTACTGACGCTATGACAAGGGTAGCGGATACACTTAAGGACAATCCAGAACACTTCGAACAGTTTCGAGATGTGCTTTACAACCAAAGATTTTTACCTGCAGGTCGAGTCCAGTCTGCGATGGGTTCTCCCAGAGAGGTTACACCTTACAACTGTTTTGTATCGGAAGGTATAGAAGATAGTATGGGTGGTATTATGAGGGCTGCACAAGACGCTGCTCAAACGATGCGACTTGGTGGTGGCATAGGGTATGACTTCTCTACACTGAGACCAAGAGGTGCTCTTATAAAGTCTCTTGATAGCCGTTCAAGTGGTCCTCTTTCTTTTATGGGGATCTTTGATGCCGTGTGTAAAACCATTAGCTCTGCAGGTCACCGCAGGGGAGCACAAATGGGAGTGTTACGTGTAGATCACCCTGACATCGAAGAGTTCATTAGGGCGAAGAACAACAGTACTGACCTAACTCAGTTTAACATTTCTGTAGGTGTAACTGATAAGTTTATGTTTGCGGTAAAGAAAGACGAAGACTTTGACCTAGAGTTTGATGGTATAGTTTACAAGACAGTAAAAGCTAAGGCGTTGTGGGATGATATACTTAGAAGCACATGGGACTGGGCAGAACCTGGAATACTCTTCATAGATAAGATTAATAGAAAGAACAACCTTTGGTACATAGAAACGATACGAGCCACTAACCCATGCGGTGAACAACCACTACCGCCTAATGGTGCTTGTCTACTAGGCTCGTTTAACCTGACTAAGTATGTGTCTAAAGATGAAGAAGGCTTTTGGACTTTCGACTTTGACATGTTTAAACTAGACATACCTATTGTAGTACGTGCTATGGATAACGTGGTCGACAGAGCTACTTACCCTCTTGTAGCTCAGGAAGAAGAAGCTAAGAACAAGAGAAGAATGGGGCTAGGTTTGACTGGTGTTGCTAACGCCATAGAAGCACTGGGGTATACCTATGGTTCTTCTGGTTTCCTAAAGACTTTAGAGACTATCATGGTAACCTTGAGAGATACAGCATATAGGACTTCTATTGATTTATCTAGAGAGAAGGGTTCGTTCCCTTTATTTGACTCAACTAACTACCTTGTTAGTGAGTTTAGTTTAACCTTACCAGACGACATAAGACATGGCATACGTAAGCACGGTATTAGGAACTCTCACTTACTTTCTATAGCTCCTACAGGTACTATTAGCTTGTCTGCAGATAATGTAAGTTCGGGCATAGAACCAGTGTTTAGTTTGTTCTATGACAGAACCATACAGACTTTTGATGGGCCTAAAGTAGAACGTGTAGAAGATTACGGCTACAACGTGTTTGGAGTTAAGGGTAAAACTGCTGACGAGTTATCTGTGTTTGATCACGTAAAAGTACTTAACTTAGCTAGTCAGTTTGTGGACAGTGCTTGCTCAAAAACTTGTAACGTAGGAGACGAAGTTACTTGGGAAGATTTTAGAGATGTATATATGAGAGCCTACGATGGCGGTGCTTCTGGTTGTACTACCTTTAGAGCTTCTGGTAAGCGGTATGGCATACTAAATGCTGCTGCATCAGAAGATATTGCAGAGGAAGACGAAAAACAGCTTGACTTGTTTATGGATGAAGATGTAAAACCTCAATCAGTCGAAGGTGGCGCTTGCTACTACGACGCTGAAACTGGCTTAAGGAGCTGCGAATAATGGATAACCAACTACCACTATATTTAGAAAAGCACTTAGAGGATGTAGGTGTTATGAAAGACCCTAAATTGTCTAATCAAGAAGAGCTTGAGAATCCCTATACTACTGTCTTCACTTCATTTGGCTACGAGGTGTATGCTGAAGATGAGGAGATAAAGTTTTGATCAGCCCCATGACTGCTGAAGAACGATTACGTTCTATTGAGCGTGACAACGTAAACAACCCTGCTCACTATGGGCAGGGAGAGATAGAGTGTATAGATTATATACTCGACTTCTTGACTGACGAAGAAGTTATAGGTTACCTACGTGGGAATATAGCTAAGTACCTTCATAGGTGGCGATACAAGAACGGTATAGAAGATCTTAAGAAAGCTCAATGGTATCTTAATAAACTTGTAGAGTATGAGGAGAAGGTAATAGAAGGAAGAACATAATGTGGACTGCAGTCCTTGTGCTGTGTAGCTCTCTAGAGTTTAATGATTGTTGGTCAGAGGCTAATAGAACTTTAGTAGACTCTCACGAAAAGTGTAACTTTTTGTTGGCAGCAGGTATAGAAATGTTTGAGTACTCTGGTCTATACGTTAAAGATTATAAGTGTATACAATGGGGTACTAGTACATAAAAAAGGGGGTCTCCGAAGAGACCCCTTTAGTTTACATAGGAAGTACAGATAGTATACTATCTTATTTTCTTTTTGTGAAGCTCGACACTAACTTATAAGTTCCCATTCCTATGGCTTGTGGTGTGGGCAAGAGCCATCCCAACAGAAGCAAGAGTAAAACCCAAGGGGGTATGTTAGTGTTGAGGATTTTAATTTGCTCGACTGACTTTGCCTCGACCTCTTTGCGTATTTCTGTTGTAACGATATCCCTGCCTGCATCTTGTTGATTCTGTTGGGCGACAACTTGTTGTGTGTTCTCTTTTCCTGCAAGTACATTCGCATTTACAGTTGGACCCCCCTTACTAGATAGAGGGTTGAGGAAAGAAGGTATTGCTGAACAGCCAACTAAGAAACTACTTAGCAGAAGACTTAGTATAAGATTCTTCATGTATCACTCTCGTAGGGGTTACAGTTGTTTTAGATTCTTTACCCATCCATATGCCAAAGCACCCTGTTAAAGCACCCATACAGACCGACACCAGACCTGACTGTTGTATTGTAGGATCAGGTAAAGCCATATACCAATGAACAGCCTGATATGTCAGCACAGTTACAGCCAACATCATTAGCCTTGGTATTATCTTCCAATCATCTATCATAGTATGTGCCATGTAAAACCTCACTTGTTAGTATATAAACAATGAACAGCAGAATTAGTGTTCGTAATTAAAACAGCAGCCTTTGCTTTCTCTAGTTCACACACTTCTTCTGAACCATAAGTTCCAATTTGATAATAAGTAAAAGTTCCATTCAGGAATTGCATCCAAATTAAAAACCACATCTAAATATTTCCAATAATCATAAATAAAAATGGTAATGCTGCTACAAACATCAAAAATAAAATATGTAATACTACTTTCATCACCAACGCCCCTGCCATTTACCTAGAATATAAAATGCTATAAACAATATACCACCACTAACAGCAAATATTATAGCACCTATCGCAAAGTTAATTGCTGCATCTACTTGCTCCTGTTTCTTATACAACTCTTGCTTTCTTTTTCTACGCATCTGAGCCTCTATCTGCAGCACCTCTTTCCAGGCGCTTGGTCCGTATGTAAATGAGATGTGATCTTTTATCTCTGCTCTCATAGATTCCATCTTCTTCTTATGTGCAAAGATTTCTATGGCGGTCTCTTCGTCAGATCCTTTGAACGTCTTCTTCCAAAATGGTGGATTCTTTTCACGCTCTTCTAAGTTAGTAAAGTCAGAGAAAGCTTTACCCCAGTTAGCAAGCTGACTTGTCATATCCTGGAAATCTTTACCTGCACCAATAGCTGCTTTCAAACCCTTGAAAGCGCCGGTAGCCATCATTACGCAACTTACTGGGTCCATTACTTATCTCTTAGTGCGTGTTCTATACTATCTAGTTTATTAAAGATGGCCTTAACAGTTTCTTTTAGCTCTTTCATTTCTCTATCGTAGGCTAGTCTGTTAGATTCATATTGTACCTGTAGTACAGCTATATCTTTTTCGTTCTTTGTAGACTTCATAAATAGAAACCACACAACGAAAGCAAGTGGTGGTGCTAACCACTGTGCTATAAACGTAAGCATCTCCATTACATTAACTCAAAGTGAGGCGCATCAATAAATGGCCTACGACCCTGTGACCTACGTAAATCTACGTATGCCATCATAGCATCTTCTGCAGAACCTGGATAAGATCTTATGTCTCCCTCAGACCAAGCAGCTCCCCATTTTACACTACAACCCACTTCATATGCAGCTTGCTTAAATGCGTCACAGATATTGTCATACAAGTTTAGTTCCCACGATACGTCTGGTCCTACATAGGCTACTACGTCTACTGCATGACTAAAACCAGTTTGTTGAAGTAAGTGTTTAGAGTTCATCGTCTGTGATTTTCCCGAAGCTACATTAGCTTTCTGTTCGTCTAAGGTACGTACTCCCTGTGTAACTCCAAAGTCTACGTCTGTAATTTGTATGGCTCTTTCTACCACCCCAGTCATAGCAGGGTGAACACCCTCTAGTCTATCCATTGATCTTTGACTTAATCTAAATCCCATGTTTATCTCCTTAAGGGCTTGTAGGCCATGTTGGGTTAAGGGGATCAAAGCCATCAGCCTGCGGCATATCCCTTAGTTGTTGTCTATAAGTTTGCCACTGTGTCTTTACGCTTCCGCTTAGTGGGCTATCGTTCATCTGAGTCCAATCGCTATTCGCCAATAATATATTTCTATCTATTCTAAAATCTATTAAATTTTCCGCTAAAATATCATCTGCTGTCTCAGCAACAAAATTACCATCTATATAATTTAAATAATTTACTGTATCGCTGTCGCTTGGTGCAGCTATCTTTGACATTACACCATCATCATTTGCAGCAACTAAATTATCTGCTTCAGCCTCTGTTGCAAACTTTGAAACAATACAACCACTATCATTAAAATAAACAAAATAACTCATTGTAGAACCTGTAAGACAAATAAATCACCGATTATCTGAAACCGACGACTTGACACGTAACTAACAGAGACAGTCGTTGACGTTCCGCTTAATGTAAATGCTCTTATAGAATTTATTGGTTTAGCCGTTAAAGTAGACAAACCCTCTAA